CCATCAGCATCTACTAAAGTAAGCAATAATAATGGGTCAGATGGGTTGTTGAATGGTGTGTCTAATGCAACTGCTTGATAAGTCTCACCATAACGGCCAACACCAACTTTATCAGCGGTGCGAATATCAGAGATATAGCGAATGTCTGTATAAATTAATTGTGCAATGTGTTGCTCCTCCTTATTCTCAGGATCGACACAACTACCAGAATAGGTAATATTCATATCAAAAGATATTGAGCTATCCATCGCCCAATTATACTTTTCGACCTTTGGAACTACATTATTATCATAACTCCATTTGTGTCCACCTCTGATATATTTCCTTAATTCATCAGATGTAAGGTCTATTCGTCTATCGCTATCAAAGAAAGATATGTGTTCAATTATTAGTTTATTCGTCACAGGGTCAAAATCAAATCCAAGATTGAATACTACCTGAAGTGATTGAAGGAACTGAACAACATCAATCTTAGGATAATTAGCTAACGTATAGCCGACATATCTATCTGATTGACCTGCGAAATCAGTCATGTCGAACAATGTTAATGTTCCTTTATCAAGTAAATCGTGCATAAAGGAATATGCTTCATTATCAGGAAAATCGCCTGTTTCATTCCATTTAAAGAACTCAGACCTATATGATAGAGTTGCTTCACAATTAGCTCGTATAAGACCGTTTATTGTTCCTCTTAATCCCCACCCACCTTCAACACCCGGCCATTGACCACGATCCCTAAGTGTAGGATAGTAAGGATAATCATATATTCTCCACTTCTTACCCATCTTACCATCATAAAATCTATATCCGCTGATTGGTTCATTGAAGTAGGTATATTCAGCAAGTGGCACAGGTCTTACCCATGCCCCTGATATTGCAATCCACCCATATAAATCAGGTGGTGCGGTTGTTCTCTTTAGTCTTGCCCATTTCGTTGTTATTCTAAATTTAAATGGTGGGTCGGGATCTTTTGGGTCAGCATCAAAGAAAGCGGAATGCTCGATTAATGTGTAAGCCTCGCCCCCCGGTATGCAATCTGATTGAGGCGCATAATTCTCAACAAGATATTGCGCACCGTTCCCGGTTGGGTCAACTGTTTCCACCCACATATCATAATCAGTTACCTCTCTAACGCAATCCTTGTACTCGATTAATTCAAGGTGTGCGGTAATGGCATCATCATAACCCTGCCACACTTGGATATTATTATCCTGGAGCATACAGGCGATTCCATCGTTGATTTCAATCTCGGCAAGTACATTGCATTTGTCGTAATCAAACTCGCACATATTCGCACGGAACGCCCCATCATATAATTTAGTATAAGACAACCCATCACATGAATGATGTACCTCGAATTTCCTTTTAACACATTGTGTGTTGGGATCTTCAATCTCTGCTTTTATAACATCAAAATCAGTTATCCCTCGATTGGCATTATTATAGAAGGTTAATTTAGTAGCTAATTTCCTGCGCTTAATCCCGAGCTTCGCCTCTTTTTCAAATTCCCAAGTTAGAGACTGCTCAAGCGGCGTAAGCTCATACATCCCTCCTGCAGTGTTAAACACCTCTAAGTAAAACTTGTATCGGTCAGGTAATTTCGGGAAGGACATAGCACAAATTTACATATTATTTCAATCTATTATACATTCTCTCTGAAATTGGACTTAATCGGTGCCGACATCTGTAGCCACCAACGTTCACGAATGGGTCATAAGGTGACGATTTCCCTTGCCAAGATTGACCTTTCCATTTGTTTATTTCTTTCCTTGTAAATACTTTACCTACATGATCCTCGCAAAATGTTCTTGAATTTTTAACCAATCCACTTGAATAAAGGTAATATTGATTTAATCCTAAATTCTCGGCCATATCTTCAACAATAATGCGGTCTCCCTCCATGAACACGTCAGCGAGTTCAGTTAATGCGTGTGATAGCGGTCGTCCTTTAGTGACTACCATATCAATCACCTTCTTTTTCATGTCTTTATAAATAACTTCCTTACTCATTTCTTTTATAATGAGCTTTCTCACCTTAATCGCTGCCTGTTTATCAACAGACATCTTTTTAAATACTCTCGCCCGGCGTAACATCTTCGCATTTAACCCGGCCTTAGCCGCTTCTATGCGTTGTCTTTCAATGTCGAATAATTTAAAATATGGCGATGACTTATTTATTAATGTCATGTAATCCGCTACACTTTCAGAGATAATAGGTAGATAATCGTAAGACTGTAATATCTTCGGAATGCGATTAATCAGACGCATATTACCGGCGGTGTCTTTTATTCTACCTTCGCTATCAAGTGACAGCTTTGATAAGACAAGTTTATCCATCTTCTGATATAGGTATTTAAGCACACCGCTGAGCCGACCTTTTAATCTTTTCTCTAACTTCTCAATGTAAACATGAGTCTCTGTTAAATATTTCTCTACATCGGCCTTGGTCATGCAAATATATCAGTCTGCGCTTGTTCAGGTTCTTTGATATCATACTTTTCCATCATATATTCGACCGCTGAATCAATTATTTCCTGCTGCGCTGCGGTGTTTTTTATTAAGTAGAAGTCCGGATATTTGCTTTCAACATAATTTTTCACCTCATCAAAGTAGATGTACAACACCCTTTTTTTGTCGGTGACAGGTAATTCAGCTAAGACATTTAGTTTCTCGTTGACTCCAAGTTCTTTCCAAGGTTTAAATTTCTCCCAAGCTCGTATCCATTGCACATTTACTTGATCACCTTGAGATTGCTTGACGAGAATCTTAGTATCAATATTCTCAACGATAGCGTAAGGAGCAGCAGCTTTCAATGCAGTTTCTCTCATACCTATAAGCTGTGTAACAGTCTCAAGCTGGAAGTCTTTAGGAAACTCATGATTAACAATCAGCCCGTCATTAACACCCATGTAGATGGCACTCTGATGAACAACATCTTTCTTTAATCTTGCAAAATTCTTACCATGCTTGTACAAAATGCTATTCACGTTGTCCAGGTCGATTATCTTTTCCGTTGCAGTCACATTGCGCATCACCTCAGCACGATCAACCAATTGAGTATTAAGGACAGAGATTTGAATATCTTCGATTGCTCGATCAATATTATCCTTTTGTAAATTAACAATGTCCATTGGGATATGAACGTAATGGATCATCTCCTGTAGTGGGATATGTTCATCTTTTCCATCCGGATATTTAATTAATATAACATCCTGCGGTGATTTATGCAATATTAGACCTGTACCTTTACAATTACCGCACTCAACCTTACTGCCATCAATATTTAAGTATCCTTCATTACATCGGCTTATATGGCCTTCTGTTTCAATCTCATACTCACACACATTAGCATACTGGTACATCTTCAGATAACCATGAATGGCCATTGAAAGATCATACTCAGACCCGTAATTGATCAACCGTTTGAATGCTTTCAATGCCGGATGAATGATGGATACAAAGGTACGGCGTGATGTCTTTGGGTCGGTTATGTACCCAATCCTGTACACCGGCGTTACTTGTGAATCAGTTACTACAGCCTCAACTGAATAATATTTATCATTTATTTTATACGATAACGCGTTTATTTCTTTCTCGCCTTGCTCAATGGCAGTAACACCTATATCACCGGCCAACAATGTAAACTTATTGACAATATTATCATTAATGGTTATCTTTTGTAATGCGATAAACCACTCTGTCGAATTTATCCCCTGCTTATACTGATATACTTCTGATGAAGGAAACTCAACAGGGTAAGGTGTTACCGTGTCACCATCTCTTTCAAAATTAATCATTAACCATGCGTTCGGATCGTAGAAATTATAATGTTGAACGACTTGATGCAAGTAATCGTCCAAGCTAAGGCCAGAATAGAACTCACTTACAACATTTTCGATTTTAGTCGCATCTTGAGTATCGCTCTCATAATAGATGTTATCCACTACATTATCTGCTCTACTTATCTTGTCAGTAAGGATCACAAATCTGTTCGCCTCTTGATCTGTTCGGGAGATAGTTATATCTAATCGCTGCCTTTTCTCCTCATCCGATTCACGAGGCCGGTATGATAGCACCCATTTATCTTGCCCTTCACCGGTCATTATCTGATTATACTGCTCTGCTAATTTGACTACATAGTCATAGTCTCGATGCGGTTTGTTTTCAGCGATTGCATTAAGCAATATGTCAATGTAATACTGGCTTTTACTCGGTGGGTTGACCTCCAATAAAGTCTGTCTGATTTCTTCTAAAATGTCTATCATAACTTTTTTCTTAAATACTTACCATAAAGATAGCATATAATTGCATCTGCTGCATCACTCATATGTCCATACTGCTCACATTTTACGCCTTCAATCTCTACTTTATTCTTTAATTTAGCTCCATTTGCGTCTTCTTTTATATTATGAAAGTCCGCAATAGTGTATTTGCAATTCTCATTTATTATTACATCAACGTTATATCGGCCTATTAATACGCTGTTCATAAACTCCCTCCTACCAATTGTCCCCTTTCCAACGCTGTTATGTCT